CACAGACTCAAATTCATTTCGAATCTGCTATATCGGTCTCCCCACGTACAAAGTTTATCTTCGTACACAGGGGCCGACGTGGGGGCCCCACCCATAAGGTGAAGCCTTATTCAGAGTCTGAAAGACTCTCAAATGACGTAAAGTCATTTGGTGTGATCCTTAAAGGATCACTTATAACTTCTGGTATCCAGAAGTGGGCATCTAAACTGAGTGGTTCTTCTAAAAGGAGAGCTCACAACAGTATTCGAGGCCATCTTATCTATTGGATAAGAGCATATTCAAATAACCCAGAAAGAATTTCTGGTTTAATTAAATATTGCTGTCTACGAATACGCAGACATGTGTTTATGGGAGAACCTTTGGCTCAAGGTGTCAGCCTTGTTCCAAAGTTCTTCCGTAAACGCATTTTGTTAGGAAATTCTAACAAACTTCTCATTCAACTATCAATGATAGCTCGTGCTCTACCACAACCAGCTTCTGGTCATGATATAGCATTTGAGAAATATTGTAACATTGTTACAAATGGTTATGATGATATGGGATTTTCAAAAGAATATCTTCCATGTCTTCATAATCATCTCTCACAGTATTGTGAGATGCCTGATACAGACAAACATAACGTTGTTATGTTCTCTCCTGGTTCGTCTTATGAAAAGACGCGTAGGGAGGGAGGGTACACACAGTGTATGGCCGACCATATTATTAGTAAAGTCGGAAAGGCTCCATTACGGAACCTGAATCAGACTGGCCGAACTCGTCGTGCCATGTTGATCCAACAGATTAAATCTGTTCCCCTTCCAGATAAGCAAGAAGATCCTATTTCTAGAATCCTCCTGATACCTGAATTGGGCTTCAAGTGGCGTGTTGTCACTTGCTGTCCTTTTTGGTTAACAGCACACTCACATAGTGTGAGGATTTCACTCCTTAACATATTACATCGTGTTCCATCAATTGGAACCGTGTTAAGAGATGAAAGGATGATTTTCACGTCTTGTGAAAAGAATGAACCTTTATGGGTTTATTCCGCTGATCTTTCATCAGCTACGGATTATCTTCCGCACAGTGTCATTGACACTGTCTGTCAATTCTTTAAAATTGACCCTTCCCTTGCTTATTCGCACCAATTTGTCTATAATAGACAAAATGGACAACAAACAAGAGTTTTTCCGACACGAGGTACCTTTATGGGTCTCCCCTTGTCGTGGACAATTCTTTCAATTGTTCATCTAATGGTGTGTCTCCAAATAGACAAATCTGGTCATTCCTTCTTTTTGAGAGGGGATGATTTGATTGGTTTATGGTCATACCATCAAATACAGAGGTATAAACAACAACTCTCTGTTTTGGGGTTAGTGTTAAACACTAAAAAGACACTTGTGTCTTCTACGTATGGCTGGTTTTGTGAGAAGTTTTATCAAATTCTCCCAGGCAGGCGTAGGAAGAGATTTTATCTTCGTCCCATCCAGGTTACCTCTTTGAGATTTTTGTCTCGAAAAGATTTCCGTGATGAGAAAGGTGAATATCCACCTTGGGCAGTTTATGGTAAGGAAGTATCAAGAAACAAGTTTCTTGGTCACTATTCTTACGATAGACTTACCAGACTTTGTTTAAGTCTAATACCTAGAAATGTTCTAGGTGCTTGCATTGATTACAAGCTCCCATACGAGTTGGGTGGGCTCAATTTTGAACCATATGACCTTTGTGATCCCCTTTCGAGGAATGGTACAAGGTCATACCTGGCCATACATAATGGCCGTCTTCCTGTAGTTTCGATATTATCCTCATTGAAGATTTTATCTGAAGCTGAGCAAGACGCTATGTCTGACATAGCACTCATTTATGACAAATTAAGAATTGTGCCATTTACTGGTACTCCTAATGTCATCGATGATTCTGACTTCTTGTCAGATCTAATAACCGAGTCGAAGATTCGGTCTCTTGCCAAAGGTAAGAGCTTTTCTATCTGTAAAAAGGGTAGAAAAGGAACCGTTTTAAAACGGTACTTCTCTATTCAGAGAAGGTTACGGAGAGATTCTCCATACCATAAAATCACAATGGATTATTATGGTGCTTATCAATTGATAAGCAGACTTGGTTTAATGCTCGATTTCGATGCATTACAGCAAGCCTTCCCGGGAACCGGGTCCTCGGCTATTGTCGAGTCACCTTTATTAGGTGAGGCCAGTCGTAAGATTGGCTACAAGATTATCTTGTAAAGACTATATAGTCTTGTTCCTATTGGAACATCCACAGACTCTCTGTGGTCCTCGAC